GGAAACGGTACTAAGTTCAACTTCTACTTCAAGCGTGATAATTTGCGTATGATTCCAGGTGAATATGACCTGACTGTTTCACAGAAGAATATTTCACATTGGGTTAATGCTAACAAGAACTTGCAATATTGGATTGCTCTAGAAGTCGATAGCACATTTGAAGGTTAACACAAAGGATTATTATGGATATTAAAAGTGATGAATTTCTGTGGGTGGAGAAGTATAGACCACAGACTATACAAGATGCTATCTTATCGAAGCATCTAGAAAATACGTTTCTCCAGTTTGTTGAGAATGGCGAGATTCCTAATCTATTGCTATGTGGGTCTGCAGGTGTCGGTAAGACAACTGTAGCAAAAGCATTATGTGAGCAAATGGGTTATGATTGGATCATTCTTAACGGTTCAAGTGAGGGTGATATCGATACCTTACGAACTAAGATTGTCAACTTTGCTAGTACTGTATCCTTCAGTGGCAAGGGAAAGGTAGTCATATATGATGAAGCAGATTATTTGACTGCGGTGACGCAACCAGCATTGCGTAACTTCATTGAAGAGTTTAGTAAGAATTGTCGTTTCATCTTCACTTGTAACTATAAAAACAAAATCATTCCTGCATTGCATAGTAGATGTTCAGTAATTGAGTTTAGTACTCCGAAAGAAGAAAAACAAAGACTTGCTGGTTCATTTTTCAAGCGTGTTCAAGATATTCTTACTCAAGAGAATATTGAATTTGAGAATGAGATTGTTGCTAGTATGGTTTCAAAATTCTTTCCTGACTTCCGCCGTACACTCAACGAACTTCAGAAGATTTCGATTGGTGGTCGCATTGATGCAGAAGCGGCGGGTAATTCAGGTGATGTAGAAGTAAAAACTGTAATTGGTTATTGTAAGACTAAAGACTTCTCTAGTATGCGTAAATGGGTCGCTGATACTATTCATACCTCTGGTGCTGATGATATCTATCGCAAAGTATACGACACTATGAGTGAGCATTTACAACCTGCAAGTGTTCCTGCTTGTGTTCTTAAAATAGCAGATTATCAGTATAAGAATGTTCATGTAGCAGACCAAGAAGTAAATATGGTCGCATTCTTTACGGAAGTGATGGTTGATTGTGAGTTTGCGTAATGATTATACCTTATTTACATCACGAACTTTTTGCACTTAGTAATCAGATATCAACTGGTGTAGAGAACATTGAGGGTATCGGTCCAGTAGTTATCATTGATAACTTCTATGCCTATCCTGATGATATTCAGTCTATGTTAGATAGTGCATGGGTACCTAGTTATCACTTGAATGCTAAGTCACGCAACTTCAAAGATTACTATGATTGTAGACATAATATTCAAGTGACGCCTACAGAGCATCCTACAGAGCATGAAAGTCAAATGCTCATCAGAGATGTAGCGAAACATAAGTTAGGTTTCGAATGTGTAGATAAAGAATATGATTATGCATTCAACTACTTCAAGTGGATATCTGAAGATGTACCTGGTCAAAATATTCAATCTTATCCTCATCAAGATAGTCTCAATCATATCGCCTCTGTTATCTATATGAATGACAGTGAGAAGCATGGTACTGCATTTTATTATAATGTAAATACTGACCAAGATGAGGTCATTGATATACGAGTTGATGTTGACCAGAATGCAGAACTAGCAACAGTTATTCCTGCTAGAAAGAATAGATGCATTGTCTATCCTAGTTGGTATGTGCATGGTGCATATATACAAGACCACAGTGAGTGGGTAGACAACTGGAGAATATCTCAAGTTTATTTTATGAAGGTGATGAAATGACACCATTTGATTATATTAAAGCAATCAACTACACAAAAGAACAAATGATAGTTGATGACATATCAGAAAAAGACTACAATCCCTTTATCGTCAATCGTGGTTTAAGTATGGGTATTGATACTGTACTTCAAGCAAATGAGATGAATATGCGACATGGTCTGCCGAAGCGTTTACAATTTGATTTTTTACTAAATAGTATTAGTAAGCGAAAGCGATTTGATAAATGGCAAAAAGCAGATAAGAGTGAAGACTTAGAATATGTCAAAGCATACTACAACTATTCATATCCCAAAGCGATTGCCGCTCTTCAAGTTCTTTCACCTACTCAACTAAATGAGATTAAGAAAAAGATTAGTAATAAAGGTGGAGTAAAATGAATGAATGGACAGTTGAAAATATGGTCGAGGTACAACTATCTCAACCTGATGATTTTCTAAAAATTAGAGAAACGCTATCTCGCATAGGGATTGCATCAAAAAAAGATAAGAAGTTATATCAGTCTTGCCATATTCTACATAAGCAAGGGCGATACTTCATCGTTCACTTTAAAGAATTATTCGGACTAGATGGTAAGCAAACTAACTTTTCAGAAGAAGACCAAAGTCGTAGAAATACGATTGTGAAGTTGCTCAACGATTGGGGACTTGTAAAAGTTTTATCTGAAGAAAAGATTGTTGAACAAGCACCATTGTCACAAATTAAAGTTATTGCGTTCAAAGAAAAGAGCGAATGGATTTTAGAAACTAAATATAACATCGGTAAGAAAAAGCAAGAAGCATAGTATTACCGACATTGAGACTTGTATTATGAGAAAAATTGACTATATAATATGTAGCACGATGCCTATAGTAGGGTCGTGTTTTATAAATCAGTCTTGCTTAACAAGGAGGCAATTATGACTAACCTTACACAATTAAGGTCGGCGCTTAGTGCGTTTGACCATAATCTTCTAACACCATATGCAGTAGGATTCGACCGCACCTTTGATAGGTTGTGGGACTACGCACAACATCAAGCACAATCTACAGGTTTTCCACCTTACAATATTGTAAAGGATAAAGAGAACTCTTACAAGTATCATATCAGTATGGCACTTGCAGGTTTTTCAAAGAAGGACATTGATGTTCAATTCGAAGATGGATGTCTGACTATCAAATCTGTAAAGCATGATAAAGAAGAAGAGAACGACCATCTATGGAAAGGAATTTCTAATAGACAGTTTACTCGTAAATTTACACTTGCTGATGAAGTAGTGGTGAATGGTGCAGAACTTAAAGACGGTATGTTAAATATCGAACTTGAACGTATTGTACCAGAAGAGAAGAAACCTAGAACTATTGAAGTTAAATAGTATCTACTTCCTGAGCATGAAGATAAACTGCTTACTTTATAATTAGGAGTATATAATGGCGACAAAAAAAGCGACACCAGTAACAGATAAGTTACAAGCAATGAATGTTCCAATCATTCGTATTAACGACAAAATCACACAACTTGAAAATGAATTGCGTGAAAGACAAACAATGTTACAACAGTATCGAAAAGCAATCACACAACTAGAAGCAGAAGCAAATGCTATTCTAGGGTCGATACAAACTTGTAAAGAATTGACAGAGGTACCAAATGAGTAATGTAGTAGTAATTAAGATGATGAACGGTGAAGAGATTATCACTAAAGTTCATAAAGAAGATGATGAAACAATTCAATGTGAAAAACCTGCTATCATTATGTTATCCCCAAATCAAAATGGCAAAGGTGTTCAAGTCCAAATGGGTCCGTATTCAGCATTCACAGATAAACCGATTGCAGTGAACAAAACAAGTATCATGTATGTTGCTGAACCAAACACAGAAATCTTAAATAGTTATAACAAGAACTTTGGAAGTGGACTTATAGTTCCAAATCAAACTATTCTTGGTTAACACTATTACCGCACATAGGGGTTGACTTTATGTGTGTTTTGTTATATAATGAGTTTTTATTATTGAGGTACATCTATTGAAATTCTATACTAATGTTCAACAATGGGGCAACAACTTACTTGTAAGGGGTGTCAACGATGATGGTCAACGTGTCATGCAAAGATACAAAGACTTCTCGCCTACATTGTTTCTAAAGTCGCAGAACCCTACGCAGTTCAAAACTATTGAGGGTGAATATGTAGAAGATTTCAAACCTGGTTCTATTAAAGAAGCACGACAGTTTCTTGAAGATTACAAAGATGTATCAAACTTCAAAGTATATGGTCAAACTCAATTTCTCTATCAATGGATTTCAGACAACTTCTATGAGCAAGAAGAGATTGCTTTCGACACAAAACAAATATCTGTAATCTCTTTAGATATTGAGACTGAAACAGAGTATGGTTTCCCAAACATTCAGACTGCTAATGAAGGCATTCTGCTTATCACAATTCAAGACAATCTAACAAAGAAGTTGATTACATGGGGTACGAGAGAGTATCACGGTAAGAATACTGAAGTTCAGTATCGATATTTCGATAGCGAAGCAAAGATGTTGAAAGACTTCATTGCCTGGTTGAATGAATTCAAACCTGACGTTATCACTGGTTGGAATACTCGCTTCTTTGATATTCCGTATGTTGTCAATCGTGTCGAGAGAGTACTAGGCGAAGAACAAGTTCGTTATATCTCGCCTTGGAAGATTGTCAAAAGCGGTAAGATGACTGTCAGAGGTCAAGAGCAACAGTACTATGATATCTTTGGTATCGCTGGTATCGACTATCTTGAATTGTTTCGTAAGTATCGTGGCATCGGTTATGAGAGTTTTGCACTTGCACATATTGCAAATGTTGAACTTGGTTCTGAGAAACTAGACCACTCTGAGTATCAGAACTTCAAAGACTTCTATACTCAAGATTGGACTAAGTTTGTAGACTATAACATTCGTGACGTTGAACTAGTATCTCAACTTGAAGATAAACTTGGTCTGATTGAATTGCAAATGACGATGGCGTATGACTTTCGTGTGAACTATGAAGATGTATTCTCTCAAGTTCGATGTTGGGATATGCTGATTTACAATTATCTAAGACGAAGAGGCGTTGTAATTCCTCCTAAGTCTTTTCATAATAAAGACACTGCTTACGCTGGTGCTTATGTAAAAGACCCTATTGTTGGTCAACATGATTGGGTTATGTCATTCGATTTGAATTCACTATATCCACACTTGATTATGCAATATAACATATCACCTGACACTATTACTAATGAAAGACTAGATGTTAATGTTGATGACTTGTTAGATAAGCAGTTTGACAACTCAATATTGAAGCAAAAGAATTTATCAATGGCGGCGAATGGTCAATGTTTTCGTGCAGATGTGCAAGGGTTTCTTCCTAAGATGATGGAAGAGATTTATGAGACTAGAACATTCTATAAGAAGAAAATGCTTGAAGCAGAACAAGAGTATCAAATCACGAAGAAACCTGAACTACAGAACTTCATCTCTCGTTACAATAATATTCAGATGGCGAAGAAGATTGCACTAAACTCTGCTTATGGTGCTTTAGGTAATCAGTACTTCAGATACTTTGATATTCGACAAGCAGAAGGTATCACACTATCTGGTCAACTTTCTATTCGTTGGATTGAAAAAGCACTGAACAAATATTTCAGAAAGTTATTGAAAGATGATGAAGAAACTAACTACGTTATTGCAAGTGATACGGATTCAGTATACATTAATCTTAGTAAACTTGTACACAAGGTGTTTAACGATGGAGTCCCGTTCACGAAAAGTCAACGTAGTGAACTCACTCCCAAGGTGGTTAAATTTCTTGATAGAGTGGGTTCTGAGAAAATTGAACCGTTTATTGATAGTTGTTATCAAGACCTTGCTACATATATGAATGCTTATGCACAAAAGATGTTTATGAAGCGTGAAGTAATCGCTGACCGTGGCATCTGGACTGCAAAGAAAAGATATGTTCTTAACGTACACAACTCTGAAGGTGTACAGTATGCAGAACCTAAACTCAAGATTATGGGTTTAGAAGTTGTCAAGTCAAGTACTCCTGCACCTGTTCGCCTCATGCTCAAGAATGCAATCTCTGTGATTGTGAATGGTTCTAATGATGACTTGATTGAGTTTGTAGATAAGACTAGAGAAGAATTCTTGACACTACCACCAGAAGAAATTGCATTTCCTCGTTCTGTGAATGGTATTAAGAAGTATGCGTCTGAACTAAAAGTTTATACAAAAGGCACACCGATGCACGTCCGTGGCGCACTGATGTTCAATCAAACAGTAAAAGACAAAAAGATATCGAAGAGATATCCCCAAATTAAAGATGGCGAGAAGATAAAATTCGTTCACTTAAAAATGCCTAACCCTATAGGTGAGAACATTGTTTCCTTCTTGTCAGATTTACCAACAGAGTTTGATTTGCATAGATATATTGATTATGATATGCAATTCACAAAATCCTTCCTAGACCCTTTGAGTTTTATTTCAGAGAGTATAGGTTGGCAGTTAGAGAAAGTCGCAACCCTAGAAGACTTTTTCGGATAAGGAGAAATGAATGGCAGATAATTCAAAACATATGCTGGAAGCACTAGTTAAGCACGCCGAAGGTCATATCGCAAAACATAAATCTAATGTGTTAGTGTATATGAACCAGACTGTGGGTATTGGTGAGCATTCAGATATTATTGAGACTATTGAGTTAGAACTGGAACAAATTGCAAAATATCACGACCAATTAGAAATGATTAAGGTTTATATTGATCCAGTACTTTCACCATATCAAGACAAACATCTACCTTGACAATCGTAGGTGTTTATGATATATTATGTATAACAAATGAGGTATAGCAAATGAATGACTTTTTAAAAGAAATAGTCAAAGAAAGTAAGAATGAGTATGCAGGCATTGTCGATGATGGTGTCGAGGCAGGTGACGTTCAAGGGTATATTGATACCGGATCGTATGCTTTCAATGCACTATTGAGTGGTAGTATCTATGGTGGTCTACCATCAAACAAGATTACTGCCATCGCTGGCGAATCCAGTACTGGAAAGACCTTCTTTGCTCTCGGTTTGGTAAAGCATTTTTTAGATAGCAATCCTGACGCAGGCGTTGTTTATTTTGAAACAGAAAGTGCTTTAACAAAAGATATGATTGATGAACGTGGTATTGATACTAAACGTATTGTAATGATGCCAGTAACTACTATCCAAGAGTTTCGTACTCAAGGTATCAAAATTCTCGACAAGTATATTGAGCAATCAGAAGCAGAGCGTAAACCTCTGTTGTTCGTTCTTGATAGTCTTGGTATGTTGTCTACAACAAAAGAGATTGAAGATACTGCAGATGGTAAAGAGACTAGAGATATGACTAGGGCGCAACTTACTAAGGCGGCATTCAGAGTATTGACGTTGAAGTTAGGTAAAGCAAAAGTTCCTATGATTGTGACTAATCACACTTATGACCAGATGGGTACTATGTTCCCACAGAAAGTAATGGGTGGTGGTTCTGGTCTTCAGTATGCCGCTTCATCAATCGTATTCTTATCGAAGAGAAAAGATA